TCAGACAGTTCTTCCCAATCAGTGTGATCTCCTTTAGGGAATCCAAGCCTAGTTCCCCAAGCAGCGAGGCTGTGACCACCATCCAAGTCAGGATGAAAGAGACGTGAAAGTACCAGTGTGTCCACAACTCTGTGCTGAGGTATGCGTATACCCCATAGCCTGTACAACACAGGAACATCGTAGCCAATAAGATTATGACCACATACCTGTCCACCTTTTGCCAGTTCATCCATCAAACTCCGTCTAGATAAGTGGGTCAAGTGAGCTTCGTTCGATCTCTTTGTAACCACGCAGTGTACTTTCGTAGGGTTCAGGCCGTCTGCCTCTATGTCTAAGAACACAGTATTCGTAGTAGGAGAGATCAAGTTGTTGTCTTTCTGAAAGTTCATAGCCATTCGTCTTCATCTCCTTGTTCTGTTCCTGTGTCATAATCCAACGTCCCATGTTCGACATCTCGTATCTCCTCTAGATCACTAAGGGTAGCATAGTCCATGTTACCTACTGTTATCAAGTCATCATCAGCAAGGTAACGACTACACTCATTACACATATCCACGAACTCACCACTACTACTAAACTTTTTGGTTAGTTCGTAGTCTGTCATTATCTTATCGCAAGCAACGCATCTCATTCAAATACCTCAGTGAGCCTCCCCGTATCCTTGTTGTACATCAGCGCAGTGGCTGGCCCTGTCATACCGCTGAATCTGTTCTTCAGTACACGCACGTTGGTGGTGTTACGTACCATAGGATCTTCTGCTTGTGCGTTACGTTCTAATCCTAACACGATGTCACTGAGTTGTGCAATGGCTGCTGACCCACGTAGCTGACCAAGGCTAGTGTATGCACCGTCTTCATGTCCCTTGCCTTCAGGTCTACGTAGGTGTGACACGATGAACATACACACACGCATCTCCTGACAGAACATACGTAGCTTGGTCATGATCTCATCGATAGCCTTACGTTCATCACCGTTCTCCTGATCTGATACCAAGATACTGATGTGGTCAAGCACAATGTACTTCACACCCAGTACCTTGATCTGGTAACGGAACCTTGCCAACACGTTCTCTATCTTATTGGAACCAAACGTATCCCATAGTACAACACGATCATCAAGATCCATGCTGTCAAACACTTGGTCTACTTCAGAGGGTGAGTAGTCACATCCCGGCAGGTGTATAGGCTTGTTGATCTGTAGCCCTACCAGACCACGGGCAGTACGATCAGGTGTCTCCTCAAGGAAGGCTAGTCCTACCCTGTCGTTGGTCTGTCCTAGTATGGAGAACACTAGCTCACGCATGAACGTAGACTTACCCAGACCGGAGCCAGCACAGATGGTGACTAGCTCAGTAGGACGTACACCGAACGTCATGTCATCCAATCCCTTGTATGGGTATCGTACCTCTGCCTCCTCCAATGGCTTCTTCAACGCCTCGCGTAGAGAACCCAGCATCACCATGCCATCAGGTGTGTACGTCTTAGCAGCCCACCATCGCTTGATGAACTCATCCTTGTCACCGTTCAACAGGTAGTCACACGCATCCTTATGCTCACCATGATGATAGATCCTAGACTTACCACCAAAGATGTCAGCACATTCTAGAGCAGCAGACCTGCCATGATCGTCGTTGTCAAAGCAAAAGATAATATGATCGTACTGGTCGAGAAAGTCATATGCCCTGCGACAATCAGCAGCAGCACCTTGGGCACCATTACGAATAGAAACAACAGGATACTTGCCACCAAACATTTGATAGGATGCCAGTGCATCGAACTCTCCCTCCACTACGGTTATGTATTGACCACCACTGGGGAATAGATGCTGACCGTACAACCCAGCCTTCTTCCAATCCCCACTGATCTTGAACTGCTTGTCTGGATACCTAGTCTTCACTGCCACTAGCTCACCAACAGGATCATGGTAACCAAACAGAATGTTGCCTGCCTTCTGCTGTGCTGAGTATGCAGACATGGTGGTAGCAGTTAGACCCCTATCCTGATAGCCTCTGTATGGCTCTGTGAAGGACGATCTATCGAACCCTGCCGCTGGTACTACTCGTTCCTTAATGTTGCTCACAGAGCCTCCTGTAGCTTCTGGTGAGGGGGTAAACTTAGCACATGCAAAACAGTAGCTAGATCCATCCTCATTGTAAGACAGTGCATCACTAGAACCACAGTCATCACACTGCTGGTGCAGTTTAACAAACGACATCAGTGTACTACCTCCTCATCGCCAAACAGTTCATGGTATTTAGCCCTGACTTCTTCCTCGGTAAGCTGACTCTTCAGAAACTCACGCTGTAACTTGATGTATATCTGTACCACCTCAACCACCGTGATGTTCTGAAACTCAAACTCAACTAGCTCTTCAATCATCTGATCGTTAGTCATACTATATAGTTCCTATGTATTAGTAATAGTATTAGTAATAATATTAATACTTAGTTATCTATATAGTTTAGTTTACCACACTAAACTACACAGTGCACGTTATTTTCTCGGTACTTTTTCACCGTAATTCTCCTTGATAGGTGCTTCAAGTAGGCAAAGGAACTCCCTCAACCTACCTGAACGACTTAGTTTTCGCAACGCCGTTGCCTCTATCATGCGAACTCTCTCACCTGATATACCAAGAACTTCGCCTATCTCCTTGTAAGTCATACCATCTTTCACGTTAGAACCTCATCATCGATCTGTCTTTAAGCTTGACTAGCTTACCATTCTTACCACAGTACAGGTCAATAAAGAACGCTGTCTTCATAGCCTTCTTACTGGGGAACACCATGTATTCAACACCGTTCTCTGCTTTGAAGTCACGTAACCTCTGCACCTTACGATACACAGCAAGGCGTCCCGGCTTCAACTCATCAACTGGTTTGATGTAGTAACTCATATCTCATACCCTCCGAACACTTCACTAAGTCTGTGGTACACCCTGTCGCACCACTCGTTGCTGCTGTAATCAGAGATCACAACCATAGGCTCACCCTCTGATCCGTTGTTGTATATCAACAAGAAGAAACCAAGGTAACTACCTTCCTTATCAAACGCTTCAAGCTGATCCATTTCAGTCTGCGCTAAGTTCTTCAGGATGTTGTCCTTGTTGTTGCACCCCTGCACAGAGAACTCCTCGCCGTCCCACACAGACACTCTACCATCATCACGTAGGCACAGGTCAACTAACATCTGTAGCACAGGACGTTCACAAGGTGCTGCATACTTAGGTAAGTCTGTATCAAATTCTACAATAGTCATACGTCATCTCCATGATCACTGTGGTGGTAGTCTGCATTACTTATCTCATCAGAAATAAGATCGAATATATAACTAGAGTTGACCCAACTAGTGATATCAACTCCGCGTGTTTTAACTGATACCAGTTCAACTAACTCCTCCTCATCACCATACATAATATACTCAATGGTTGCGTAGATAGACATCCACTCGCAGTCTAACTCCACATCCATTACCTGATTACCATACATACTAGCTGTCCCCATAACCTGCATCCTCCTGCTTAATCTGCTCCTGATCCTTGATTACAGTATGGTTGAGAGCTAACAAGTCGTCAACCCTCTGCTTCAACTCAGCAATCTGATTATCCTTGGCAGTCTCGTTACGTGTACGTATACCATTACCCAACTCGTACACATCCTTGACCAGCGCCAGTGCAGTCTCCACTGTCAGTACGCTCGACACCATATTATAGAATGCATCAGGCTCTTCAAGCAGGTGCTCTACGATGTCACCTTCACTGTAACCCCACCGCTCCATCAGTTCCAGAGCATCGTTAATGTTATCAGGCTCCATGTAATCCATGATGTCACTGTCGTAATCATTCAGATCAATCTCTGTGCTTATCTCAATGTAACTATTTCTCCAACCCATGATACTTCTCCTTAAATGCATTTAAGATTAATGATGTGTGTAACTTACATTTGGTACTGCTTTATCCCAACACGCTCGACACTCACCACACTTGTTGTCCTGCTTAGGTGCTGGGCATACGAACGAGTCAGTAGGGATTCTATCTTTGTGCACTGTCGATGTCAAATCAAACCTCTTCGGTGGTGTACCATCAATCATTGCAGCAGACACACGCACGATCAGGTTGTCCGGTACGTCACCACTGTACTGTGCTACGTACTTAGCCTCACGAGTAGGCAACCAGTGCTTAGTCTCAGGTGTACGCCTTGCCACCTCCACGATGTTAGCTAAGTGCTCGACACCTTGGATGTCACCTGAGTCGTGCCACCTAAAGTACTCTGCTTTGTTGATACCTACCACCATGTTATCCACCCAATCAGGATGAGAAAGAGCATCAAACCTACGGCGTAAAGCCTTCTGAACATTAGGAAAAACATACATACCCTTGCAGGCATAGCAGTCCTCACATGTAGAGCCCACCACTTCCCTCAGTACAGATCCGGTGTGACACTCCTCCGCTGGTATTGAGTATGCTTTGCATGGCATCTTACTTGGATTAGAAAAACCACCCACTGCATCTCTTGCGTCAGTTAGTTTACTCATAAC